CCCCCCATGCAATCAAGGCCACCAGCTACATGTTAGTAAGCGCTTACTATTAGATATGTAAGTGAGTGCTGACTGGGTGGCCTTGATTGCATGGGGGGGAGGGGTAGGGCTGTCAGTCAAAAAATTACAGGAGCCACCTACCCTCTGAAAAAAGCAAAATAGCAATTTTTGTAGTCAGGCTATTTGACCTACAATTCCAGCAACTTCCCGAAAGGATAAAAGTGGAAAAGAAAAAACGTGGTCGGCCTATTAAGATGACGATTCAGCGGTACGCCGATAACCCGCCGCTGGTACTTCCAAAGACCGACCACCAGCGCGTCAAGGAACTCAAAGAGCTGATGATTCGATCTGGCGGCAAGGACGTAGCCGAGAAGGTAATCCAGATTGCCTTGAACGACGAACACCCCGGTCAGATGGCGGCGCTTAAGATGTGCATGGATAGGACGCTACCAGTCAGCATGTTTGAAAAAGACAAGCACCAGCGCAGTGCAGTGACGATTAACATAACCGGGCTGGGGCAAACCCCTACGGTTATTGACCAAGAGGATGTGACTGATGTCTGACCTCAACTTTTCATTGCTGCCGTGGCAGCAAGAGGTTTACACCGACCAGACGCGCTTTAAAGTGATTGCCGCTGGGAGGCGTTGCGGCAAGTCAAGGCTGGCGGCTACCACCCTGATTATCGAGGGATTGCGCTGCCCACCGGGTTCTGCGGTGCTATACGTGTCGCCAACAATGGGGCAGTCGCGGCAGATTATCTGGGATTTGCTGCTGGACTTGGGGCGTGAGGTAATTCAAAGCAGCCACGTTAATAACTTGGATATAACGCTGATTAATGGCGCAAGGATATACGTACGCGGAGCTGACCGCCCGGACACGCTGCGCGGCGTTTCCCTAACCTATGCCGTTTTGGATGAGGTGGCTGATATTAAGCCTGAGGCTTGGGAACAAGTTATTCGAGCATCTTTGTCGGACAGGAAGGGCCGGGCGATGTTTATTGGCACGCCAAAAGGCAGAAACTGGTTTCACGACCTGTGGAATCTTGGCCAGGACAACCAAGACCCAGACTGGAAGTCTTGGCACTTCACCACGGCAGATAACCCATTGATTGATGCGTCTGAGATTGAGAGCGCCAAGAAGACGTTATCTAGCTTTGCGTTTAAGCAGGAGTTCTTAGCCAGCTTCAGCAATGCGGGTTCTGACCTGTTTAAAGAGGAATGGATTAAGTACGGTGTCGAGCCTGAGCACGGCAGCTACTTTATCGCGGTTGACTTGGCTGGCTTTGAGGAAGTGGCGAAACAGGCCGCTAATAGTAAGAAGCGGCTAGACGAAACTTCTATTGCCATTGTTAAGGTGACGGACGATGGGGTCTGGTTTGTCAAAGAGATTCAGCATGGGCGGTGGGATATTCGGGAAACCGCAGCTAATATACTGCTGGCTATGCGCGAGTACAGGCCGCAAAGTATTGGGATTGAAAAGGGCGCGCTGAAGAATGCGGTGCTGCCGTATCTGAGCGACCTGATGCGTAAGAATAACGTATACGGTCACATCCAAGACCTGACGCACGGCAACCGTAAGAAGGCAGATAGGATTATCTGGTCGCTACAAGGGCGCTTTGAGCATGGTCGGATTATCTTGAACAGGGAAGAAAAGTGGGATGTTTTTGTAGACCAACTTATAATGTTCCCATCGCCTGGCGTTCACGATGACCTGCCAGACTCGCTGGCCTATATCGACCAGTTGGCGGTTACATCGTACTTTGAGCAAGCCGATGAAGACGAATGGGAGCCTGTAGATATAATCGCGGGTGTTTAGCCACCAATAAGAGGTCTAGCATGGATCAAAACGAATTCGATGAACCAACAGAGAATGACAAAGAGCTAACCGCCTTTGTTGTTGACCATTGCGACCGCTGGCGCGATTGGCGTGATACCAACTATCTGTCTGACTACCTAGAATACGAGCGTATTTTCCGTGGTGAGTGGGCTTCTGAGGACAAAACTCGGGAATCTGAGCGTTCAAGAATCGTAACTCCAGCTACCCAGCAGGCTGTAGAGACACGCCACGCTGAAATCATGGAAGCTATCTTTGGTCAGGGTGACTTTTTTGATATTGAAGATGACCTGAAAGACATAGACGGTAATCCATTAGACGTTGAGATGCTCAAAGCCCAGCTAATGGAAGACTTCAAGCTCGACAAGATCAGGAAGGCCATTGACCAAATTGAGCTGATGGCTGAAATCTACGGTACTGGCATTGGCGAGATCGTAGTCAAGACCGAAAAGGTGTTTGAGCCAGCAACGCAGGCAATACCTGGTCAGATGGGTCAGGCAGCGATTGGTGTGGTTGAAAAAAGCCGCATTGCAGTAAAAATCATGCCCGTCAACCCCAAGAACTTCCTATTTGACCCTAACGGCACAAGCATTGACGACTGCATGGGCGTGGCAATTGAGAAGTATGTTGGCGTTCATAAGATTGTGCAAGGTATGGAAAAGGGTATCTACCGCAAGGTTGACCTTGGCACTGATTCAGAAGACAACGACCTAGAGCCAACGCAGGAAGTGACGCAGTATAAGGACGAAAAGGTTAAATTGTTGACCTATTACGGTCTTGTACCGCGTGAGTATCTTCAGAACCTTGAGAACAACGAAGAAGTTGTTGACTTGTTTCCCGAAGACTCGGTGGCTGATGATTACAGCAACATGGTTGAGGCCATTATTGTGATTGCCAATGATGGTTTGCTGCTCAAGGCAGAAGAAAACCCATACATGATGAAGGACAGGCCAGTCATTTCGTACCAAGACGACACTGTGCCTAACCGCCTATTAGGGCGGGGGACGGTGGAGAAGTCCTACAACATGCAAAAAGCGATTGACGCTCAGGTGCGTAGCCATCTTGACTCGCTGGCGCTGACTACTAGCCCCATGATGGGCATGGATGCAACCCGTTTGCCTCGCGGTGCTAAGTTTGAGGTGAAGCCAGGCAAGGCATTCATGGTCAACGGCAACCCTGCTGAAATTCTGTACCCGTTCAAGTTTGGTGAGACAAGCCTGAACAATCTGAACACAGCAAAAGAGTTTGAACGTATGTTGCTACAGGCCACAGGTACGATGGACAGTCAAGGCATGGTTAGTCAAGGAAACCGTGACGGTGCTGGTTTGAGTATGGCAGTTGCTACCATCATTAAGAAATACAAACGCACCCTGGTGAACTTCCAAGAGGACTTCCTGATTCCGTTCATTCAAAAGGCGGCATTTCGGTATATGCAGTTTGACCCTGAGCGTTATCCATCAGTGGATATGCGCTTTATTCCTACCGCTACGCTAGGCATTATTGCCCGTGAGTACGAGCAGCAGCAGTTCATTGGGTTGTTGCAGACACTTGGCCCTAATACTCCAGTGTTACCGCTAATTCTTAAAGGTATTTTGACCAATTCCAGCTTGTCTAACAGGTATGAATTAATGGCGGCGCTTGATAAAATGAGCCAGCCAGACCCGCAAGCCCAGCAGATGAAGCAAGCGCAAGAACAACTGGCAATGCAGGCAGCGCAGGCTCAGATTGCTGTCAATACCACTCAAGCAGAACAGAATCGGGCAGAGGCGCAGAAGTTGATGACTGAGGCGCAGCTTATGCCTGCTGAAACGCAAGCTAAACTAAGCGCTAGTCTTACCAAGAACTTGCCAAATGAAGATGCAGCTAATGCAAGAGAGTTTGACAAGCGTGTCAAGATTGCCGAGCTTATGCTTAAAGAGGCCGACATTAAGAACAAGTCCAAGATCGTCGAGTTGCAGATGGCAAACAAGCAAGAAAACTTACAAGCCGTTGAAAACGACTTTCTTGACCAACTTTCTGGGGCGTTGAAATGATTGATATTAATTCAATGTCTGATGACGAAAAATTGGCCGCGCTGGAGTCAATCCATAAGTCCATCGCCGAAAGCAAAGAAATTCAAAAGCGCAAGATTGGCGAAAATGTCGATCTGGTTGTACAAGCCCTAAAGAAAATTGAGGCTGACATTCGTGACCGCTTTGATTCCGTAGGCAATGCTATTGAAAAACGTGTATCAACCATCAAGGATGGGCGCGATGGCATTAGCGGCAGCGACGGGCGCAACGGTAAAGATGGCAAGCCAGGTCGTGATGGCATAAATGGCAAGCAAGGATTACCAGGAACGTCAGGCAAAGATGGTACGGATGGTAAAGATGGTGTGTCCGTAAGCGATGCTAATATTGACTTTGATGGCAGTTTGATTATTACGCTGTCGGATGGCAGAGTATTAAATGTTGGTGAGGTGGTTTCTCAGGATGTCGCTGAAAAAATCAGAGTCATCAGCACCATGTCTACCAATGCAGCTATAGCTGTACAGGACGAAGGAACTACGCTAACCAACGGTGTCAAGAGCATCAACTTTGTTGGCCCAGGGGTTGCGGCAACTACATCAGGTAATAACGTAACAGTCACAATATCAGGCGGTTCTGGTTCTGGTACTGTCACATCAGTGGCGGCAACAGTCCCGACGTTTCTATCGGTTACCGGGTCACCAATCACGACTAGCGGAACGCTTGCGATTGGCTTATCGGGCACTGCGCTCCCTGTTGCCAACGGTGGCACTGGTAACACGACAGGCACTGCCACAATTAATGCCAACTTGACTGGTGATGTAACTTCTGTCGGTAACGCATCAACGCTTGCAACGGTCAATGCCAATGTTGGCGCGTTCACTAATGCAAGTGTTACCGTCAATGCTAAAGGTCTTGTAACTGCTGCCTCAAGCGGGGCAGCACCAATAACGTCTGTTACTGGAACATCGCCTGTGGTGTCCAGCGGTGGTACAACCCCTGCAATTAGCTTGGCCTCCGGCTATGGCGACACACTTAACCCATACGCATCCAAGACGGCTAATTTTGTTCTGGCCGCGCCCAATGGTGCGGCTGGCGTACCAACATTCCGCGCAGTTGTCGCAACTGACATTCCTACGCTAAATCAGAACACCACTGGCAACGCCGCCACGGTAACGACAAATGCCAATCTCACTGGCGCGATTACGTCTGTTGGAAACGCAACCTCACTTGGCTCGTTTACATCGGCTCAATTTGCTACAGCTTTGACTGACGAAACTGGAACAGGTGCAAACGTATTTGCCACCAGCCCAACTTTGGTCACTCCGCTGCTTGGCACGCCTACATCGGGCGTAATGACCAACGTAACTGGTTTGCCGCTAACTACTGGAGTAACGGGAAATCTACCAGTTACCAACCTCAATTCTGGGACTGGCGCTTCTGCTGCAACTTTCTGGAGGGGCGATGGCGCTTGGGCAGCAGTTGTATCTGGCGCGTCTATCGCAAACGACACAACAACCGCATCATTTATATACCCGTTATTCGCCGCTGCTACCAGCGGCACACCAACTACTATCTATACAGGCAACGCCAAGCTGCTGTACAAGCCAAGCACGGGCGAGTTTCAGTCCAGCGGTATCACAGCCCTCAACGGCTTGGTGTTCAACGCCAACACGCTGGTTGCCAGCACCACAGTAGCCACTGGCTACAACGCATCTTCTGTTGGCCCGTTCACCGTGCCTTCAGGTTTGACAGTCACCGTATCCAGCGGCTCACGCTGGATGGTTTTATAGAGGATTCGATATGCCAATGACAATTAATGGCAACGGGACAATTTCAGGCTTGACTGCTGGCGGGTTGCCTGCGGGTTCAGTGATTCCAGCGACTACTCAGGTGGGGGCTTCGCCCTCGATGGTTCGGTTGGTAACTATGAACGGGGCAGGAAGCACCAACACCGCAATTCGACGTTTTACCACCACTGTAATCAGCCAAGGCACAGATATCACATACGCGGATTCCGCGACCCTTGGCGCTACTTTTACGGTAAACGCCAATGGTGTTTACGCAATTAGCTACTGCGACGCATTTGGCTCAAGCCAGTACGTTGGCCTGTCTCTCAACAGTACACAGCTTTCAACATCAATAGATAGCATAAACAATGCCGACAAACTTATTTACGGGGACACAGCCGCTGCGAACGTAATTAGCGCAGTTGCGTGGTCTGGTTATCTCGCTTCTAGTTCTGTCGTTAGAGCGCATGGAATCGCCGGTCTGAGCAATAGTGCGGTACTAAATCGTTGCAGTTTCACAATCACAAGGGTGGCATAAATGGCATCACTAATCAATCAAGCCAGCGCATCCGGGACAGGTTCAGTCACCCTGCTTGCCCCTGTCACAAACTCAACGCAGACATTGACGCTGCCTGATGCTACGGGGACTTTGTTTGTCACAGCAGCGGGTACTGTTTTGCAGGCAGTTAGCTTTGCGAACGATGCGGGCGGCTCTACAAGCGCAACAAGCCTTACAAACACTAGTGCCAGTGTAAAAACCATCACACCTAAAAGTACCAACTCAATATTGCTGGTCACCGCTCAATTTACAGGACAGTCTGGGTTTCTGGGGGCAGTGAATACAGCGGCTACTTTTCAGCTAATGGAAAGCGCAGTGGGCATTGGCATTTCGACACTAATTGAAATTGCAAACAATTCTGGTGGCAACCGTATTACAGCCCCATGCTCAATTTCAGCGAGACTGACAAACACGGCGTTAACTGCCCGTTCGTTTACTTTGGGCGCTTTGACAAGTAACGCAAGTGCGTCTGCGGCTGCAACAAACCAAATCTTCACAATCATGGAGATACAACAATGACAACATCTCTCTCAGACGCAGGGCTAACCTTTGCTGACAACAGCGTGCAGCCTAGCGCAGCAGCACCCCAAATCAACGCCTTCACTGCAACCGCAGCGGCCAGCGCACTGACGGTTTCAGAAACCCAGATTAGTCTTGCATTTCGCTCGACAACGCTAGGCTCAGGCGCAGTCACTTACGTCACGGGTACACCTACCAACTTGGTCATCCCAAGCGGTGCAACCCTCGGCACAGTCTCAGCCGTTCAATCCCGCATTGTCGTCCTCGCGCTGAACAACGCTGGCACGATAGAACTCGCTGTCGTCAACATCGTAGGCGGTAACGACCTGAGCGAGACGGGCCTTATTAGCACCACGGCTATCAGCGCAGGCTCAACATCGGCCAGTGTGGTCTACAGCAACACCGCAAGAACGGGTGTGGCTTACCGGGTGGTGGGCTACATCGAAAGCACACAAGCAACTGCTGGTACATGGGCAACTGCACCGTCAACGATTCAAGGTGTGGGCGGTCAGGCGCTGACGGCCATGAGCAGCTTGGGGTATGGGCAGAAATGGCAGGCTGTCTCGCGCACTATCAACACGGTTTACTACAACACGACAGGTAAGCCTATCGTGTTGTCCGGTTTTACCGGGAGCGTTTCTACCCCTGGAGTCATAACTATTGTCGTAAACGGTGTGAACGCTTGCCAAGTTTATGCCGCAGCAGCAACATTTTTAGGTGTTGCAATTATTCCCCCCAACGCATCGTACAACTGGACGAATAGCGGAAGCTGTTCAGAGGTCTGGCAAGAACTCCGCTAAGGAATCAAAATGAACTACAAAGCTCCCGACAACTCCCTGCACGTAATTGAGCCTGAATTTGCTCACATGCTGCCCGAAGGCTGCATTGCCATCACCGACGAGGAGGCCGAAGCCCTGCGACCTGTACCGCCAGAACCAACCTACCAGCAACTTCGCGCAGCCGCGTACCCGCCCGCCACCGACTATTTGGATGCCATTGTCAAAGGCGACCAAGAGCAGATGCAGGCGTATATCGATGCTTGCTTGGCCGTCAAAGCCAAGTACCCAAAATGAACTTCCTCTACGCCGTTCTTGTGGGCTTGGGCAGCACCTATGCTTAGTTGCCGAATATGCCTGATGGATAAGCCGCAAGCCTTATTCGAGAAGGTTGGAAATATTTATCGAAAACTTTGTCGTGTTTGTCGCGGAGCGCAGCATAAGGCGTGGACTGGTCTTAACAAAGAGAAAGTGGCTGCGGGTCTTAAAAAGTGGAACGACGCACACAAAGACGAATTGATTGAGTACCATAAAAAGTATCGTGAAACCAATAAGGAAAAGCTCCGGTTGTCTTGTAAAAACAAACCACTTGCTCAGCGTATCAAGCACAATGCGGCAAGGGCTTTGAAAAATAGACTAAATCCTGAAGCTACGGCAGCGGCTCAAAAGGCTAACTATGAAAAGCACCGCACCAAACGAATTGCAAGCATGAGGGCTTACGCCATTGATAATCCTGAAATAGTGGAAAACATAAAAGCCGCTAGACGGGTAAGAACCGCTGTCGCAGCAATTCCTTGGCACAAAGAACTAACCGATTTTGTAGTTCAAGAAGCCGCTAATTTACGGAGACTTCGTAATGTTACTACGGGTATCTCATGGCACGTAGACCACGTTATCCCGTTAAAGGGGAAGCTAGTTACAGGGTTTCATGTGTATAACAATTTAGCCGTTATACCTGAGGCCGCAAACAGGTTTAAGAAGAATAAACACAACCCGAATAAGGAAACACCATGCTGGAGCTTTTAATTTTTTACGTAGGTATTGGGCTTGGGTCAACGTATTTACTCTGGCTGTTATTCATTTGTGTCATGGGCCTTAAACGAGCCAAGGACGCAGGCCAGCTCACCACTGCGGCAAAGGTGCTAGGGTATCCGGTGCTGATCGTCGGCTACGCGCTGGACTGCTTTGTAAACGTCACGGTTATGACTGTGCTGCTGCTTGAGATTCCAGAAGAAACCACGGTGACTTCACGGCTCAGTAGGCATTTAAACCACGGCGAAGGCTGGCGCAAAGCCGTTGCAGTCTGGGCAGCACCACTACTTGACCCCTACGACCCATCTGGAAGGCATCTGTAATGGCTGAACCAATTGAAAAGCACCAAAAAATGCGCTTTGATAACACTATTACGATGGGCAATGTTTTAACCGCTGTTGCTATGGTTGTGGCTGGCGGGGCAGCTTGGTTGAATATGAGCGAACGTGTCACACGCACCGAGCAAGCGCAGGCTGTATTGCGAGAGGCCGACACGCGCCATGAGTCAGACCTTCGCACCATCAAGTCTGACAACCGCGAGTTAATGCTTGAAATCAAGGCCGATATTAAAGAGCTTCGTAACGATATAAAGCGAAAATAAAATGAATCCAGAACTGCAAAAGTATTATGAAGACCGTTTTGATATGTTCTCAAGACCCGGTTGGGCTGAATTGATGGAAGATATTGACAACATGCTCATCCCACTTAACAATGTTGAAACCGTTAGGGATGAAAAACACCTACAATTCCGCAAAGGCGAGATTTCTATTCTTATTTGGCTGAAAACGCTTAAAAGCGTCAGCGAAAGAGCATACGAGGACTTGAATGAAAAGAATTTATGAATTTGTCTGCTTATGTGGACAACGCACTGAGGCATTTACCGATTATGAGACGGCTAGTGTGCAGTGTTCGTGCGATGGGCTTGCCCACCGCGTTATTAGTGCTCCGTCGATTAACTTAGAAGGGTGGTCTGGCAATTTTCCGTCTTCATGGCTGAAATTTGACCAAAAGCACCGCGACAAGTTAAAGGCAGAGCGTAAAGCTAACCAATAAGCGCAATGCGCCTGGTTAAATATCCTACAACCATTTTGGCAGGAAAAACATTATGTTGATTGACAATGAAGACGAGACGCTAAGTGAGTTAGATGTAGTCGAGCAAAAACAGCTTGATGCAACACCTATTTCCGAGATTCCTGACAAGTACAGGCAAAAATCTCTTGAAGAAGTGGTCAAGATGCACCAAGAGGCTGAAAAAGTAATTTCTCGCCAAGGCAACGAGGTAGCAGAAGTTAGGCGACTTGCAGATGAGCTTATTAAGCAGAATCTTGGCTCAAAGCAGCAACAAGTAGAGGTAGAACCTGAAGTTGACTTTTTTGAGAATCCTCAAAAGGCAGTTCAAGCGACGATTGATAGACATCCTGATGTTCTCGCGGCCAGACAAGCTGGACAAGATTTCAAAAAGATGCAGATTCAACAGAAGCTAACGCAAGAGCATCCTGACTACTCACAAGTAGTTAATGACGCTGAGTTTCAAAACTGGGTGAAATCCTCACCTATTCGTTTGGGGCTTTATGCAAAGGCAGATGGTGAGTTTGACTATGATTCGGCTAATGAATTGTTGTCCACATACAAAGAATTGCGCGGCGTTAAGGCTCAACAATCTGAAAAAGCGTCTGACGCTTCACGGACAAAGAGCATGAAAGCAGCGCAGGTCGATGTAGGTGGTTCTGGCGAGAGTTCAAAACGAGTTTACCGACGCGCCGACCTCATTCGTCTCAAAATGACTGACCCTTCACGTTACGAAACGCTGAATGATGAAATACTCGCAGCATACGCTGAAGGTCGTGTTCGATAATTTAACTGGAGCTTAATATGGCCTATCCCACCCCCCAAGTAACAAACGCAACCGCCGATAAATTCATCCCTGAAATTTGGTCTGACGAGATCATTGCCGCATACAAGAAAAATCTTGTTATGGCAAACCTTGTTATGAAAATGAATTTCAAGGGTAAAAAAGGCGATATGATTCACATCCCAGCCCCGACCCGTGGTTCTGCTACCTTGAAAGCCGCATCTACGGCTGTCACGTTGATTGCTGATACCGAGACTGAAGTTTTGGTGAGCATTAATCGCCACTTTGAGTACAGCCGTTTCATTGAGGACATCACCGAGGCACAAGCTCTGTCGTCTATGCGCCAGTTCTACACTGCTGATGCTGGTTACGCGCTGAGCCGCGCTGTGGACTCTGACCTGATTAACTTGGGTCGTTCGTCTAACGGTGGTGCTGGTACTAACGCCTACGCAACTGGTGCATTCATCGGTGGTGACGGTACGACTGCCTATGTTGCTGGCAGCAACAACGAGTCAGCCCTGACGGATGCTGCTATTCGCCGCACCATTCAGCGTTTGGACGATAATGACACTGCAATGGATCAGCGTTTCTTTGTCATCCCACCATCGAGCCGTAACACGCTGATGGGTCTTGCCCGGTACACCGAGCAGGCATTCGTGGGCAACGGCAACGCAATCCGTAACGGTGAAATTGGTAATCTGTACGGCATCCCCGTGTTCACCACCAGCAATGCTGATACGACCTCTGGCAGTGCTGCTGCTCGTGTTTGCCTGATGGGTCACAAGGACTCGATGGTTCTGGTCGAGCAGATCGGTATCCGTTCGCAGATTCAGTACAAGCAAGACTACCTGTCTACGCTGTTCACCTCTGACACCCTGTACGGTGTTGCAGGCCTGCGTAATGCAGCGACTGTTGGTGCTGCCAAGTCTGCATCATTGTTTGCACTCGTAGTGCCAGCCTAACCTCAAGCCCCCAGCAATGGGGGCGTTATTTTTAAGGAGTTAAAAAATGGCTGCTGCAACCGCAATTACTGCCCGTCGGGGCAATGACCAATTTAGAGGTCTGTTTTCGGATACTTGGGACGTTAGCTGTACTCTTGATAGTGCCTCAGTCGCTATTGGCGGCACAGGTACTGATACGGTCGCTGTACCAGGTGTGGCTTTAGGTGACAAAGTGCTTGGCATGTCTGTTGGCGTAAGCGAGGCTGGTTTGGTTCGCCGCGCTTATGTTTCTGCTGCTAATACAGTCACTATCGTGACCTACAACCCAACGGCTGGCGCTGTTGATTTGGCATCGACTCGGCTGCAACTAACTATTGCACGGTCGGTGTAACTAAAGAGGGGCTAATAGCCCCTCTTTTTTGGAGTTTTAGTATGGCAACTTTTCGCTGTTTACAGTCTGGCAACACTGTGACTTTCACCCAGCCAGTAGACATTGACTCAATGCGTGGGCATTCTGGTTATGTGCGCTTGGATGATATTGAGCAAGCCAAGCCTGAAGTTAAGCCATTGCCAATGCTTGCCCCGCCTAAGAAGATGGGTAGGCCACGTAAAACAATGGTGACAGTATGAAAGATGGTCTTTTATCTGGTGTTGTCTGCCCTATCGCAACGCGGGACATTTCGGTCAATTTGAAAAATCGCAACCATGCGTTTGCAGATTACGGATATGGCCCACCAAACCCAGATGAGCCTAATGAGGCATTTTGGCTGAAGAAAGCCAAGATGTACAACGCGCCAACTACCGCCATTAAAGGTATGCGCTGCGGTAATTGCGCGGCGTTTATTCAGACACCAAAGATGATGGAGTGCATTATTGGTGGGCTTGAGAAAGACGAAAACAAAGACGAGTTATCTTATGATGAACAGTTCGTAGCTGCTGCTGATTTGGGCTACTGTGATCTGTTTCAATTCACTTGTGCAGCGGCTCGCACTTGTGATGCTTGGAAATCTGGTGGGCCAATTACTAAGGATTAATCATGTACGGAAAAGCACCAAAAATGTCTTCAGCAAAAAAAGCCACTCCGGTAACTGTTATGGTTGCGATTGGCAAACCAAAGCCACTGCCAAAACGCGGGCAGCGCACTGCTACTAACATGGCGACTAAAGCTAAGCGAGGCAAGTAAATGTCAATTTTTCAACTTGACCCCAACAATGTGGCACTTGGCGTTCCTAGTTTAGGCACAGCACAAGTGTTTACAGTCACTAACTCTAGCGTTCAATCGACAGCCTTTGGCGCGTCTACAACTATGGTTAGATTATCTTGTTCGCTAGGACATTGCCATTTTCAAGTTGGCGCAAATCCAACCGCAAGCCTGACAACATCGTCCATGATGCCTAACAATTTTTCTGAGATTATTCGGGTTAATCCTGGACAGAAAATTGCGCTTATCAAAGATGCTGCGGTTACTGCATCAACATTTTCAGTCACGGAATTGATATGAAAAAGACCAAAACTCAAGCCAAGATTAGTAAAGTCATGCGTGAGTACAAAGCAGGTGATCTGCACTCTGGAAAAGGCGGCAAGGTCGTCAAGAACCCCAAGCAGGCAGTTGCCATTGCACTGTCTGAAGCTGGAAAGGCAAAGAAAAAATGAAAAGCAAAGTCAACCAAGCGGCGGTCTATACCAAGCCCACCATGCGGAAGGCTTTGTTTGAAAAGATCAAGGGTCAAGCTGTGCAAGGCACTGGTGCTGGCGAATGGTCTGCGCGTAAGGCTCAACTATTGGCTAAAGAGTACAAGGCCAAGGGTGGAGGTTATAAATGAAAGCCACGCAGCAAAGCCTTAAAGATTGGGGCGACCAGAAATGGCGTACAAAAAGCGGAAAACGGTCATCTGATACAGGTGAGCGCTATTTGCCCGAAAAAGCTATTAAGGCACTGACTTCTGCTGAGTATGCCGCGACTACCAAAGCAAAGCGTGAAGGCACAAAAGCTGGTAAACAATTTGTTAAGCAACCTAAAAAAATAGCAGCAAAAGTGGCGGGGTATAGATGAAAACAGCAGCCTGGCAGCGTAAGGAAGGCAAGAATCCTAAAGGTGGTTTAAACGCTGCTGGACGGGCTAGTTTGAAAGCCATTGGGCAAAATATCAAGCCGCCAGTCAAAGCAGGCGATAATCCTCGCAGGGCTAGTTTTTTAGCGCGGATGGCTGGCAACCCAGGCCCAGAGTACAAGGATGGCGAACCTACTCGCTTACTTTTGTCCTTGAAGGCATGGGGTGCAACATCCAAAGTAGATGCTAAATCCAAGGCCAAGGCAATTAGCGCAAGGAACAAGAAATGACCTACCTACAGCTTATAAACAATGTGCTTATTCGCCTGCGAGAGACTCAAGTCTCAACCAATAATGATACTGCTTACTCGTCTTTGATCGGTCTGTTTATAAACGATGCCAAGCGTCAGATTGAGGATGCTTTTAGTTGGAATGTTTTAGGTAAGGATATAACTATCACTACTGTAGCCGGAACATACAGCTATTCAATGACTGGTGCAGGACAGAAGTTTCAAGTATTAGATGCACTAAATACTACTTCTAACATTGGGATGCAAAACATCACATTTGTAGAGATGAACCGCTACCAAAACCTTGTGCCGACTACAAATGGAATTCCACAATATTACTCATTTGGTGGAGTAGATACTAACGGCGACACCAAAGTGACGTTGTTTCCACGTCCTGATGGGGTCTACAACATCCCGTTCTCTGTGACAGTACCACAAGCCCCATTATCTGTTGATGGCACGTCTGTGCTTGTACCTGATTTTTTGGTGGTGCAAAACGCTTATGCAAGGGCATTGGTAGAGCGCGGTGAGGACGGCGGCTTGAACTCATCCGAGGCGTATAACTTGTACAAGGGTATGTTGGCTGACCAAATCGCGCTGGAAGGCACACGCTACCCGGAGAACCAAGAGTTTGTTGCAATATGAGCCAAACCTTACAAACTGTTAGTATTTCAGCACCAGGTTTCTTTGGGCTGAATACGCAAGATTCGCCGTTGGACTTGGCAGCTGGCTTTGCGCTGGTTGCAACTAACTGCGTGATTGACCAGTTTGGTAGGATTGGATCGCGCAAGGGATGGGTTAGGGTTAACTCAACTGCGGGTAATTTGGGTGCGAATGCTCCGGGGGTAATTCACGAGCTAGTTCAAACTGACGGGACTTTGACAATCCTCTTTGCTGGCAACAACAAACTGTTTAAGTTAGACAGCGCTAACGCAGTCGTTGAGCTGACCTATGGCGGTGGCGGCACTACCCCTACCATCACGGCTAATAACTGGGCTTGCGCCTCGTTGAACGGCATCACTTTCTTTTTCCAAGACGGGCATGACCCGCTGATCTTTGACCCAACTGTTAGCACCACGACCTTCAGGCGCGTCAGTGAGAAGACTGGATATGCTGGTACTGTGCCTTCAGGCAACATCGCCATCAGCGCGTATGGTCGATTGTGGGTAGCAGATACAGCATCAGATAACACCACCGTATTTTTCTCTGACTTGCTTTCAGGCCACGTTTGGACGGGTGGCACTTCAGGTTCACTGAACATCAACCAAGTTTGGCCTAATGGCGCAGACAACATCACTGGCTTGTCAGCGCACAACAACTTCCTGATTATCTTTGGTCAACGTCAGATTTTGGTTTATTCTGGTGCGACTACGCCATCGACAATAACACTGGCTGACACCGTGGCGGGCATCGGTTGCATCGCCAGAGACTCTATTCAATCAACGGGCAAAGACGTTCTATTTTTGTCAAATTCAGGTGTACGTTCATTTGCAAGGACTGTAATCGAGAAGTCTGTGCCAATTGGTGACCTGTCCAAGAACGTGCGTAGTGACTTTATGAACATTGTGGCGGGTGAAACGCTTGCAAACCTTAAGTCGGTATACAGTGAAAAAGAAGCGTTCTACTTGATAACACTGCCATTTGTCAAAGAGGTATTCTGCTTTGATACCCGTGGGCAGTTACAGGATGGCTCGTTTAGGGTAACTAGCTGGGATTCTATACAACCGTCAGCTTTACTGTCGAGAAGAAATGGCGATTTGCTATTGGGCAAGACAAGCTATATTGCCAAGTACAGCGGTTCGCAAGACGATACAGCAGCATATCGGATGCTGTATTACACCAACCATGCTGACTTGGGCAATGCCAATGTTACCTCGCTGCTCAAGCGTTTGAAGGTAATCGTGATTGGCGGTACAAACCAGTTTGTAACGCTAAAGTGGGGTTTTGACTTCAGTGCAAATTATCAGTCAATAAACGCGCAAATTCCAAAACAAAAAGTTTCTGAATTTGGAATCGCTGAATACGGTTCTAACGCTACCGTAGTATCTGAGTATGCCAACGGTATCGCTTTACAAATATTAAGCGTTTCAGCAAGCGGAAGCGGTAAAATTGTACAAACTGGTTACGAATCAAATATTAACGGTTCGGCGCTTTCAATTCAGCGAATTGAAATCCAATCAAAAGACGGGAAAATATCGTGAGTAACTATATACAAAGTACCAACTTCGCTACTAAAGATGCACTAACCTCTGGTGACCCCTTGAAAATTGTCAAGGGTACGGAGATTAACATAGAGTTTGTCAACATTGCCGTTGCAGTGGCAACTAAGGCTGACTTGGCATCGCCTACGTTTACGGGTACTCCAACGCTGCCATCAGGCACGGTTGCAACGACTCAGACATTTGGCAACAGTAGCACATTATTGTCAACGACTGCTTTTGTGCAAGCAGCAATGGCAGCTTTACATCCAGTAGGCAGTATCTACACAAGCACTTCGGCAACTAATCCAGGCACGTCATTCGGGTTTGGTACGTGGGTAGCTTTTGGTGCAGGTAAGGTTCTGATTGGGGATGGCGGTGGCTATGCTGCTGGCGCAACGGGCGGTAGTGCAGACGCTACTTTACCAAGTCACACGCATACGGCAACAACACCAAACCACAGTCATTCTTATCAAGCACATACCGATACTAATGCTCAATCTATTTGGTACGGGAGTGGAAGTTATACAGGTTATTCTGGGCCAGTTAGCAATGTTACTGGTCAAACTACTGGCGCTGTCGCTCAAACAATAACAGTTAGCACGGCAGGTTCAAGTGCAACAAACGCCAACCTCCAGCCATACGTGGTAGTTTATATGTGGAATCGCACAGCATGATTACGCACCACTTCAGTGATGGACTGTATGCCAAGCAAACGGTTATATCCGCTGGCACAGCCATCTTGAAGCATACTCATAGCTTTAGCCACTTGTCTATCCTCGCATCAGGCAAGGTTGCAGTGATGAAGGGCGATGATATTGAGGTAATCGAAGCACCAGCCTGCATTGAGATTAAGGCTGGACTAACGCATGGCGTTAAGGCTATAACGGATTGTGTTTGGTTTTGTATTCACGCCACTGACGAGACTGACCCGTCAAAAGTGGACGACATTTTGATTGGAGCTTAATATGCCTTGGATTGGTGCAGCAATTGGAGCAGGTGCTGGTTTACTTGGTGGCATGATGCAGGGGGACTCTGCGGCAAGTGCAGCCCAAGCACAAGCCGCCGCGCAAACAGAGGCAGCACGTCTAGCTGCTGAAGAATCGCGGTTCAGGCCTGTAGGCATCACGACCCGCTTTGGTCAGTCTAATTTCCAGACTGATGCTAATGGTAGAGTTAGTGGTGCTGGCTACACACTAGACCCTACGCTGAGAGCCTATCAAGACCGATTTCTTGGGTTAGCTGGCGGTGGGTTGTCTCAGGCTGAACAAGCCCAACAGCAGTTTGCGCCACTGCAAGGCGCAGCGCAGGGTCTGTTTGGCCTTGGTCAGCAGTACCTAGCTCAGTCGCCACAACAGGCAGCGCAACAGTACATGACAAGCCAACAAGAGTTGTTAGCCCCAAGCCGCGAGCGCCAGTTCTCGCAGCTACAAAATCAGTTGTTCCAGACAGGTCGTGGTGGTTTGGCAGTAGGTGCTACTGGAGCGCGTCCAAGCGGTGCAGCGGGGCTAGGTGCAGCAAGCCCTGAGATGGAAGCCTATTACAACGCATTAGCACAGCAAGATGCTTCATTGGCAGCAAACGCTCAACAAGCTGGTCAGCAGCAAACAGCCTTTGGCGCTGGTTTGTTTGGTACAGGTGGCAACTTGCTTACGCAAGGCTACGGTGGTCAGGTCAGTGCCTTGTCGCCTTACCAGGCTTATCTACAAGGTGCTACGGGTCTTGAGAGTCTGGGTCAAGATGCTTTAAATATGGGCGCTGCAATTGGTGGGCGTAATGTAAACCAAACTGGCGCAAATGCTTTGTATTCTGGCGGTATGGCTGCGGCAGGTACTACAGCAGCAGCCAATGGCTACAATCCGTTTGCACAAGCCTTGATGCAAGGTAGTCAGAACCCAGCGCTGCAAAGAGGATTGAGTAACGCCTTTAGCCCAAGCTACAACTACGCGCCTTTTGGTGGTGGTAGCGGCACGTTTGGTGAAGGGAACTATTAATCATGGCAACCGACATCGTTCAATCCTTATTCGGCGTGACACCCGAGGCGTACCAACAAGCGCAACAAGCCAGATCGGATGCTCAAGCCTTGCAGTTTGCACAGCTAACACCATTTCAGCAAGCCAACTACTCCATTGGGCGCGGCGCGTCTGGCTTGGCTGGGGCGATAGGCGGCGCTTTAGGTGGGCAAGACCCGCAGCTAAAAATGATTGGTGTGCGTCAGGCTGTAGCTAAACAGATTAACCCAGGCGACCCTGCATCCGTACAGCAAGGCATTGCTGCACTGCAACAAGCTGGCGATGCTCAAGGCGCGTTTATGCTGCAAGAAGAATACCGCAAAATGCAAGAAAGCGGCGCTTTGGTAAGCCAACGCGAAGCGTCCGCAAAAGCGTCTTTGGCGCAAGCTGGGCGAGAGCGTCTACAAGGTATTCCAAACGATATTCAATTGGCGCGTGAGATTTCCAATCTAGAAGAACAAGTAGCTCAATATACTAATCTGCCTCCAAGTCCAGAACGAGATCAAGCCCTTCGCCGTGCGTCCGGTGAGTTGGCTCAACTAGAACGCCTGACGACTAAAGAGGTCAAAGGGCCAGGCTTCGGTATAGACCGCGAGGCTGTATCCGCAGAACTATATAACAAGACATTTGCACAACTTACGCCTACTGAACGCGCCGTAATCAATAAGCGTGTTGAAGCTGAACAAGGCCGTAAGGCTTCTGCTGGAGCTGCTAAATTAGTATTGCCTGGAGACAAGGCTTTAGTAGATATTCCGGGATTCCGTGCGTCAGTTCAAAAGACTATCGAACCACAAGCCAGAACTGTGTTTGCGGCTGATAATGCGCTGACTACTATTGAAGACTCAATTAAGACTAATAACTTTGCGTCGTTCCGTGCGGCTCAAGTGCAGTTTGCTAGGGCTATTTCAGGAGCTGGCGACTTGAGCCAAAAAGAGTTGAAGGCGGCTGGTGCTGACCCAGCATTGCTTGGCGGTACGGCTGATTACTTGTCCAACTTATTCACGTCAACCCCGACACTGGATACGCAAAACAAAATTAAAAGCACATTGCAAGCTATTAAGAAAGTGTCTATTGATAAAGCAAGGGCTGAAATTGAAAGCCAGCGCAGTATTGCTAGGCTTAACAAAGGTTACGATCCTGCTGCCATTGATACGGCGCTAAACTTTCCCGAGCTTCAGACTACGCCCGTTACTAACGCTACAGCGCGGTCTTCATCCGATCAAAGTTTGCTAGATAAATACGCTCCAAAGGCAAAATAATGGCTACTTACGAACAAGTCATGGATGCGCTGCGTCAAGCAGATGCAGCAGGTAATACAGATGATGCACGTCAATTAGCTGCAATGGCTATCGAGTTGCGTCCTGCTGACCGTCCTAGCGTACCTACGGGAGACTATCGTGTTGAGGCGCTTCGTAAAGGCTTGGCAGGCAGTGCTGGAATGGTATCTGGAACAGCCAATGTAGTTTTTGATACGCTGGGCAGGTTTGGTGTAAACCCCGTAGAACTTGGTATGCGCGCTGCTGGAGCGCCACCACAAGCACCTGCTACTGGAGTAGTTGATTCTTATCAAACAGGCCGAGAGGCCGTGCGCCAGCCGCTGATGCAAGCACTTGGTACGACAGGAGCGCAGCCACAGGGCGGTGGTCAGAAGATTATTGCTGCTGGTATTGAAGCGGCCGCAGCACCTGAGTCGTATTTGTTTCCCGCGCTAGCTGCAACTCGACGTATGGGGATGTTTGGACAAGCCATCATGCGCCCCGCTGAACAAGCCGTAGTTGGCAGTGGTGCTGAAGGCGGTGGCCAAGCTGGTGGGGCTTTTGGCGAGAAAGTAGGTGCGCCTGTAGTCGGTCAAGTTGCAGGCAGCTTGTTGGGCGGAGGTTTGTCAGCCTACGGTATGGGTACGACGCTCAAGGCTACGCCTTTGGCTGGTAAAGGTTTTGATCTGGTTAAGGGGCAGTGGGATAGGGTGCGCGGCACAGTTCCTGAAGATGAACTGCTAAAAGATGTGGATAACCGCATCAGCAACATTTTTGTTGCGGCAGGTGCGGCTGACCCTAACTTTATGAAGGCGTTGACTGATGCAGCCAAAGCTCAAGAAAGTGTGTCCTTAAAAGCACCGGGCGGCGCAAAGGTCAATATGCCTGTGTCGGCTTTGCTGGCCGATAACCCGGTCATCAACAACTTTATCCAAAATTTGTCGGCGCGTGACCCTGTTTTCCGCGCTCAATATGGAGCGCAGTATGAATCAGCCAAAGCTGCACTGCTACAAAACCAAATTCGTTTATTTGGCGACCCAACCAAAGCTGTAGTTACGGCTGTTGGCCCTGACTTAGCCGCAGCACAAGTTCGCAAAGTGCGTTCTTTAGAAGAGCAAATTGCTGACGCTTACAAAAGCCAATCTGTTGACCCGAATGTATTTGGTCAACGTGTGGCCAACTTAGTCGCACAGAAAGAAAAAGCGGCATATGCAGAAGTAAAGCCACTGTACGCCGAGGCATTTGATATTGCAAAAGCCAAGAATGTAGAACTTCCCGCTGGTTCAGTAGACGACATTTACAATTTTGTAGCTGGTGAACGAGCATCCGACGTGTTCAAGACGTTTCCGTCCATTTATAGTCGGGTGCAATCGCGGTTCAAACCAACCGCTATAGAGCCAAGCGCCATTCTGACCGCTGAAGGCAAGCCTATGACACCTGGCGGCAAAGATTTTAGCGCCGCTACAGTTGAAGACTTGGATTCGCTCAAACGCGAGATCAACCGCCAGTTGAGCAAGACTGATGTGCCAACTGATATTCGATTATTGTCCGAGTTGAAAGCGCGTGTTGGCGGTCACATCGACAACCTCGACCCGGACTTTGTGACCGCTTACCGCAATGCTGACAAAGCCTATTTGCAAAAGGTGGGCCTGCCATTTGATACAGCTACCTTAGCGGCTGTAGACCGCAAGAAGTTTGCGGAGCAAATTGCCCCCGCCATTATTGGCAATAAGTCTAATGTCAGCGAGTTTGTCAACGCTACTGGCCCGGAAGGTATTAAGTTGGTTCGTTCGGCTTTTTTGGATAGCTTTACTAACTCAGCGCTCAAGAATGATGTACTAGACCCTAAAGCAGCAGCTAAATGGCTCAAGAAAAATGAGGGCGGTGTTTCGCTTGTTCCTGGTTTGCGCGACGAATTGCAAAGTGCAACAACTGACGTACAAAAACTACTAGCAGAACGCACCCGTCTTAACGCCGACTTCCAGCGTGTGGCTGGAGAACAAATCATTAGCGCTCAAGGTATAGGCAGCGCTCAGGAATTGGTCAATAAGATGTATGGAGATGTGAATTTCACTAACAAATTCATGCAGCAATACGGCGCAAATAAAGATTCCGTTAACGCTGTACGCTCATTCATGCTGGACGACTTAGTATCTTCTAAAGACCCAATAGCTGCGCTGTCTGACCGTAATAACGCCGCTGTGTTCAACCGCGTGTTTGGCCCAACCTATGCTCAGAAGGTGCAGGACTTTGTGACTGTCTCTGACCGCATGACAAAAGACTTGAGTAACGTCGCTTTTAAAGGTGAGACTGTTCCAAAAACGGGTTTTGAAATGCTGACCGGACTACCACCGGAGCAGGTACTTTCGCGTATTTATAACCCTGTATCGGGCGCGACTTACGCCATCACTTCACTATTTAGCAAATTCTGGGCAAAAAAAGCGTCGGAAGCTACCGAATCACGTCTTAAAGAATTGTTGCTTAACGCTAGCGATGCAGTTAAGGTATTCCAATCTGTACAACCTAGAGCGTCTGGGTTTGACCAGAAGAAAATACAAGATGCTATAGAAATTGGACGCAAGTATGGCATCCAATGGGTTGCAGATGCTGTTAATGATGTAGCTACTGGCGCGGCTAGAGGCGCGGTACAACAACCACAGGAGTAAGCCATGTTCCCACTAACCGCACTTCTAGGCATCGGTTCACAGCTTATCGACAAGCTGATACCAGATCCTGCTGCCGCAGCCAAGGCGCAGCTTGAACTGGCTAAAATGGCTCAAGACGGTGAGCTGGCTAAGATGGCTAACGACACCAAGCTGTACGAGGTAGAGCAGACAGCCGTTACTGACAGATGGAAGTCAGATATGGGCAGCGACTCTTGGCTGTCCAAAAACATCCGACCTATGGCTTTGATTGCTATTTTTGTAGCCTACTTTATTTTTACCGCAATGTCAGCTTTTGGCTATAACGCGCAAGAGTCTTACGTCCAACTGCTAGGCCAATGGGGTCAAATAATCTTCCTTGCCTACTTTGGTGGCCGGACAGTCGAAAAGCTGGCTGATATGAGAAGTAAAAAATGACCCCTCACTTCACCCTGGCTGAACTAACGGCCACCAGTCACCGACAATTTGACAACACGCCTAATGAATCAGAACTTGCTAACCTCCAACGTCTTGCAGAATTTCTTGAACAAGTCAAAACTGTACTTGGAGACAAACCCGTCATGGTTAACAGTGCCTTCAGGTCAAAGGCCGTCAACGACAGCGTGGGCAGCAAAGACACTAGCCAACACCGCACGGGCTGCGCTGCCGACATTCGAGTGCCAGGCATGACACCTGATGAAGTTGTCAAAGCCATCATTGCTGCGGGTTTACCCTATGACCAACTTATACGTGAATTTGACGCTTGGACACACGTTAGCATCGCTGACAAGCCGCGCCGACAGGTGCTGATTATTGACCGCGCTGGGACTCGTGTATTCGCATAAGCGCCCGATACGCTTCAATAGCGTCCTTCAAGTCGCGCTGTAGGTGCTGAATATTCTCATTTTGAGCAATCATCTTATCGTTTGCTTCTTGAGCAAACTTGGCTAAATTTTCTTGTGTCCAAGTAGTAAAGGTTGTCATTGTTTAAGTTTTGGTAAGGGTGACCAGTGTGTCCAAAACGGGTCGCCATAGTATGTGCCATAAGTTGCAACATTCCCAGCCCCGAGTAATTGCAATTTTACGCCCCGTGGCGCTGTCTCAATCGGTTGCCAGTACACGTCGGTCGCCACGGCTACCGTGCCTGCTGCGTTGATTGTGTGTGTCATATCAATCCTTTAGTTAGGTGCTCGTCTCTCCGACTGTCACGCATTTGCCACCCGCGTTTGATGCACTTTCCCCGCCCCATCGGAAATCACGTTAAAAGCCTTGGGGCAGGTTGCAATCTTTATCTCCACGCATTGAAAGCGTCGAGGCTTGTTACCTTCACGCTGGGTTCTGTCTCAGCGCGTTTTGCAATCTTATCTGGCCTTTCGCGCTTCATCACGATAGACGCATCGGGTACTTCGCGGGTGCAGAAGCCCTTACCGCAGTGGCCGCAAGCACGCTTGCGAATGATGGAGTCCTCCTGCTTGCGCGTCTCTAGCACCACCCCTTTGCTTTCAGTGTGGCAGTGGGGACAGTTCATGCGTTGCGCTCCTTGAGCTTGGCTTCTATAGCACTCCATGTTTTAACTGCGCTGGTTGACCAACATTTAGCAGCCTCCGCATCCGTCAGCCCTACCCATTGGCGCTGGGGTGGTGATGTGTCATGCGAAGTCTGGTCAAACATCACTGTACGAGCTAACGCCTCGCACGTCGGGCAGGGTTTTGGCTCTGAGTAAAGTGCAGTCCATCTGTCTGGGTGGCGATCAAGATCAGCGGGTCGATGGGTTATCGCAACATCAGACAATTGCGTGTGCATCCACGCCACAGGCTCCTGTTGTGCCAAGGCCATGCCGCCAACCACGTCAATCAGCCTTTTGATTTCAGCCACAAGTGCTGATGTTGTTTCAACATCCACCGGAACAATTGCTCCGGGGAATAGCCATTCTTCTTTCATGTCAATACCCCCAACGAATCGTAAAACACACCAGCCATAGGTGCAGGCAGAATTCTTGACCACTTGCAAAGAATCCAATAGCGAAGCACGGCCACTTACGCGGCCAAAACTCGACCTTCAGGTTTAAACTTTTTCTCATCTGTCTTCCCCTTCAAGGTTTTCAATGTGTGTCTGCAAGTCAACGATTCGCGCAATGTGCTTCTCGTTAGCGTGTCTGGCTTCTTTCAAGTCAGCCTGCGCTTCACGCAATTCGTCGAGTGTTTCGCAATGCAGGTCTACGCTTTTTAAATATTCGGCTTTCCAGTCCGGCTGTAAAAGTCTTGATTGGCAAGCATCGCAGGTGTGACCGATGCAACCCAGTTTTGGTATGCCTGAATCTACCAGCAACTCAGGCTCGTGCTCTTGCGCCAAATGCGGATAGTCCTCCGGCGACTTAATCGCCGCCACGATCTTCGGAATGTTCAGCCA